AATTATTACCTCGTCCGAGTGGACCACCCACAACGAGAAGACCAACCGGCATATCAGGCCGAGTGCGAAGACATCATCGAAGCCCTCGAACTCAATCCTGACGAAGCCAACATCTTCAAGGAAATCTGGCGTTCAGCCAATGCCCGAAAGCACAATGGAAAGCCGGGTCATTCGGCTGTCTACGGTGCTGAGAAGATTGTTCATTATGCTGGGCGGATCCTTCATCGTCTGAAAAGGATGACCCCCAATGCAGACCCCTCAGGCTGAGCTGGAAACGCTCAAAGCTGATCTCTTCATCTATTTCCGTAACAAGGATAGACTGAAGGACACCACATCCTACGGGCATCTCAGAGACGAGATGGTCAGGGCTGAAAACCGCCTGCGTGATGCAGTCGGTCTCACCATGATCGCATCCAAGACCTGATAGCTTATCGGTCGGGCGGCAGTTTCTTCGGGGGCTGTCGCCTACCTACCACATTAACTTGGAGAAACATCATGAGGATCACGAACAATTCTGGCATCTCGCTGTCGCTGGCCGTTTGGCTCATCAATGACGACTACGACTATGCCTCCGGCAAGCAGTTCGAAGAATACATCAGCGTGACCACACTGATGCGTCCCACCAAACAAATCGTCTTGGCCCGTCGAGTTCCTTACGAGCTTCAGATCGAAGACGTCGAAGACTACATTTCCCGTGGTCTCGGCCATTCTATCCACCACAGCATCGAGCGTGCTTGGGTCCAGAGCTATCGAGCCAACCTCGAAAAGCTCGGTATCCCTGAGGGCGTCATCAATCTGGTTCGGATTAATCCAACCGACGAGGAACGTCAGGCCATGCCTGATATGATCCCTATCTTCCTCGAACAGAGAGCCTACCGTGAGATGAACGGCGTCACTATCGGTGGCAAGTTCGATCTCGTCGCTGAGGGCCACGTCGAGGACAACAAGAGCACCTCAGCCTTCGGCTGGCTGTATGGAACCAGAGACGATGAAAACCGTCTCCAAGGCTCCCTGTACCGCTGGATCGATGCTGCTCTGCCGATGCCTCGGATCACCGAGGATTACATCCGGGTGAACTACATCTTCACCGACTGGCAGAAGGCAGCCGCTCGGCAGAACCCCAAGTACCCACAGAAGCGTGTCGAGCACAAGGACATCAAGCTGCTCTCGCTTGAGGACACTGGGCTGTTTGTGAAGGCCAAGCTCTACGACATTCGGAAGACCATGGACCTTCCCGAGAACGAAATGCCTGAATGCACAGACGAAGACCTGTGGCGTTCAGAGCCGACCTTCAAGTATTACGCCGATCCCGAGAAAGCCAAAGATCCCAACGCCAGATCGTCTAAAAACTTCGACACGCTGGCCGAAGCCAATGCCCACAAGGCCGAGAAGGGCAAGGGCGTTGTCGTAACCAAACCCGGTGAGGTCAAACGCTGTGGCTACTGCCAAGCTGCGCCGATCTGCGAACAGAGAAAGCGTTATTTCAATGACTGACATGATCGATCTGACGGGTGTGGAACATCACCCAGCTATCGCTGAGATCGTCGAGCTGCTCTGCAACAAAACCCAGAATACCGACACCGGCTTTTTCCAAGTCGAGGTTGGTTTCTTCCTTGGCAAGATGGCAGCCAGCCAACGAGCTTCCATCATCACCAAGGATCGTGGCGAGATCCCGGTGAACATCTATGCTCTGGCTCTGGCCACCTCTGGCTTCGGTAAGGGCCACTCCGTGAACATCATGGAAACCGAACTCATGAAGCCGTTCAAAAAACGCTTCATGGAGGATACGTTCCCCGTGATTGCTGAGCAGAACCTTTGGACCATCGCCAATGGGCGTGCAGCCCGGAATGGCACTGACCCGCAGGAGGAGTTCGAACGAGCCGAAAAAGAGTTCAAGTCTGCCGGTGCCTATCCCTTCACCTTCGACTCAGGAACTCCCCCTGCTGTCAAGCAGCTTCGCCATAAGCTGCTCATGTCTGCCTGCGGATCAATCAATCTACAGATTGATGAAATCGGTTCAAACCTGATTGGTTCCACGGACGTACTGACTTTGTTTTTGGAACTCTACGATCAGGGCATTGTCAAGCAGAAGCTCATCAAGAACACCGCTGACAACCAGCGTGGTGAGGAGCTGGACGGCAAGACCCCAACCAATATGCTGCTGTTCGGCACACCTGCCAAGCTGCTGGATGGTGGCCAGACTGAGGAGCAGTTCTACTCGTTCCTCGACACCGGCTATGCACGCCGTTGCATATTCGGTTGGGGGCAGCAGGATCGCAAAGCGTTCAATTCCATGGACCCTGCCGAAATCTATCGGCGGCTCGTGGAACCAGCCAACAACGAAGTATCAAATAAGTGGGCTGCCCAATTCCACCGTCTCGCTGATCCAGCGATGTACGGTTGGAAAATGAAGCTGGCCGACGACGTGGCCATTCAGCTTCTCACTTACCGGATCGCTTGTGAGCGGGCTGCCGACGGCATGGCTGAGCACGAAGAGATCAAGAAGGCTGAGCTGAGCCACCGATACTTCAAGGCTCTCAAGCTCGCTGGGGCCTATGCCTTCGTAGACGAGAGCAACGAGGTCGAGATGGGGCATCTCATGTCGGCCATCCTGTTGGTCGAAGAGTCGGGTGCGGCTTTCCAGTCCATCCTGAACCGTGAAAAGACCTACGTGAAGCTGGCCAAGTTCCTCGGCGACATCGGTGAGGAACAGACCCATGCGGATCTCCATGAAGCCCTGCCGTTTTACAAGCAGGGCAACGCAGCTCGGAACGAGATGATGACCCTCGCCACGGCGTGGGGCTACAAACGGCATATCATCATCAAGAAGACCTTCGTGGATGGCATCGAGTTCTTCAAGGGCGAGAAGCTCAAGGAGACCAATCTGAACGAGATGACCGTCTCGTATTCGGATCACTGGGCCTACAACTATGGGGCCGAGTTGGTTCCTTTCGATCAGCTCCATCTGATGACACAGGCCAATGGATACCACTGGTGCAACCACCAGTTCCGCAACGGGCACCGTGCTGAAGAAAACGTCATCGCCGGGTTCAACATGATCGTCATCGACGTGGACGGTGCCTGCCCATTGGCAACCGTTCATGATCTCCTCAAGGAGATCAAGTTCATGACCTACACCACTAAGCGTCACCAGATGTTCGAGGGCATCGACGAACGTGGTGAGGACATCGTGGGACCGGATCGCTTCCGGCTCATGATCCCGATTAATTACAACCTCCAGCTCGACAGCGACGAATACAAGGAGTTCATGAACTCGTTCATGGCATGGCTCCCTTTTAAGACTGACGAGTCGGCCAACCAACGAGCCAAGAAGTGGGAGAGCTTCGACGGCGAATACCACTACAACTTGGAGGGTGAGATCCTCGACGCCCTCAGCTTCATCCCCAAGACCTCGAAGAATGAGGCCTACAAGAAGGGTATGCAGCAGCTCGAAAACCTCGACAATCTCGAACGCTGGTTTGCCCAACGCATCGCTATGGGCAACCGCAACAACCAGATGATCAAATATGCCCTCGCTCTCATGGACGGCGGCATGGATCTCATCTCGGTCCAGAAGCAGGTTCATGAGTTTAACAAGAAGCTCAACAACCCGCTGACGGAAGACGAGATCGACACCACTATCATGGTGACGGTCAATAAGCGGTTCGAAAAGAAGAGCTGACCGTCAGGCTCGGGCAGGTTGTTTCTTGGTTCAGACCTGCCCGAGCTATCGCTGGAACCAAGCAAAGGGAACACCATGAGCGACAACCCAGAGTTCAACGATCAGATGATCCTGATCGGTGGCGTGTCCGGTGCTGGTAAATCAGCATCGCTCCGCAACATCCGGAACCAGAAACGCTGGCTCTATTTGAATACCGAAGCTGGCAAACGCCTGCCGTTCAAGAATGATTTCATCACCGTCCGGGTCTCGGATCCCTACCAGATCCATGATCACGTCGATGATGCTATCCAGAATATCGAGCACGTCGATGGCCTGATCATCGACTCGTCCACCTTCATGATGGACATGTTCGAAACCATGTACGTGATCGGCCAGCACGACACTATGAAGGGGTGGGCAAATTATGCCCAGTTCTGGAAGGTGCTCATGCAGCAGAAACTGGTGCAGTTCGGCAAGCCGGTGATCATCATCGCTCACGTCCTCGAAACCTACGACGAGGCATCGCTGAGCTTCAAGAAAAGTGTCCCCATCAAGGGGGCACTGAAGAACAACGGTGTGGAAGCCTATTTCTCCACCGTCGTCGAAGCGACCAAGGTTCTCCTGAAGGATCTGACCAAGTACGATCCGAGCCTGTTCACCATTTCTGAGGATGAGCAGGAACTCGGGTTCAAGTACGTGTTCCAGACCCGTCTGACCGGAGCCACGGTTGGAACCCGCATTCGTTCTCCCATGGGCATGTTCACCAAGGATCAGGCCTATATGGATAACGATGCCCAGCTTTTGCTGGACCATCTCCACAAGTTCTACGACACCTGAGCCAATCAGAAAAACCGTAGAGAAACAGAAGAAAGACATATCACATGGGCTTGTTTGGAAATCTCGGGACCGAAGGTCTTGAAGAAAAGGAAGATCGCGTCGGCGGTGGTTCGTACAGCCGGGAAACCGACATTTACGAACTGGCAGTCAAGGTTGCCTATGCTGGCAAGTCCGACGGCGGTGCCCGGTTCGTGGCCTTCGTCTTCGCCGACAATGACGGCAAGGAGTATCGGGAGACGTTCTACGTCACCTCGAAGGCTGGCAACAATTACTACATGGCCAAGGACAAGGACGGCAAGGAAACCGGCAAGAAGCGTGCTCTGCCCGGCTTCGATGCTGTCAACGACATCTGCCTCGTCACCACCGACAAGGAACTGAGCCAGCAGACCGACGAAGAAAAGACGGTCAAGATTTGGGATGCCGATGCCAAGGCAGAGCTGCCCAAGTCGGTGCCGGTCCTCGTCGAGCTGCTCGGCAAGAAGGTCTATCTCGCCATCTACAAGCGTTTGGAAAACAAGTCCTCGCTCGTGAACGGCAGCTATGTCCCCAACGCTGATACCCGTGACGTCAACACGACTGAGAAGGTCATGCACTTCCCCACGAAGATGACCGTCAAGGAAGCTACCTCAGGGGCTGCCGAAGCTGTGTTCCACGACTCGTGGCTCGAAGCCCACAAGGGCAAGGTGCAGGACAAGCGGACCATCAAGGATGGTGAAGCTGGCCAGTCCGGTCGTCCGGGCCGTGCTGCCGGTGCTCCCCCGGCTTCCGGTGGTGGGGCAGCCCCAGCTCGCAAGAGCCTGTTCGGCGGCTAATACCAACCGAATACTTACTTGCCCATCAGGGTAAGTTGGAGTAGGAGTGGCCCCTCATTCTCTGAGTGAGGGGCCTCTCTGTGTGGACTGTGATACTTCCGACATCAATTCAGTATGGGGTGAAGAAGCCTAAGCCATTCTACCTCAACCTGAACAACTATCGGAATGCTCCGTACCACTTACTCAGTGACATGAAGGTTGCGTTCTCGGAAATTGTAAGCCCCCGAGTAACACACCTACCGCCGATGGATCTGATCCGCATCAGCTACTACTTGTTCACTGGAACCAGACAGATACCTGATGTGGCTAACGTCTGCTCCATCGTCGATAAATTCTTCTGCGATGTCCTGACAAAGCAGGAGATCATTCCAGACGATAACCCCAACCATCTCTCAATGGTGGCCTACGGTTTCGGTGGATATGAAAAGGGCCAACCCAGAGTGGAAGCCGTCATCGAACGGCTCCGCTGAACCAAGGAAAAACCTGATGCAAATCATTCTCGTGCAAGCCGAGATCGAAAAGGCACTGACCGACTACGTGCTCGGCATGATCAGCATTCGTGATGATCAGCAGATCACTATCGATCTTTCGGCCACTCGTGGCACTGACGGCTT